GACATGAGTGTTGAAATTGACCCTAGATCTAAAACAACAGCTGATGGTTCTTACAACTACATCGCTAAAGGCGAAGAAGTTCAAGTAAAAGGAACTAAAAGAATGTTAAAAGAGAAGTCTAAGACAGCTAGGTGGATCTAAATGTGGTTATCGGCAATTAAATTAGCCGTATCTGCTGGAAGTAAGATTTACGCTAACAAACAAAAGACTAAAATGGCAATGTCAGACGCACAATTAATGCACGCGTCTCGTATGGCTGAAGGAAAAGAAGCTTACCAGGGAAAACTATTAGAAGCCAGACAATCAGACTGGAAGGACGAGGCAGTTTTGATAATTCTCTCGGCGCCCATCGTAATTTTGGCGTGGGCAGTCGTAAGTGAGGACCCAACAGCGATGGACAAGGTAAAATTGTTCTTTGACATGTTCTCTACGCTCCCGTCGTGGTTCACAAATTTATGGATACTTGTCGTGGCGAGTATTTATGGTATAAAGGGAACGCAAATATTTAAATCACATGGAGGAAAAAAATAATGGAAAAAACTAGTACAAAAGGAAATATTCGTCATGGTAAACTTAAGTCTCAAAAAGAACTTAAAAAAATTACGGATAGTCAAGAATATAAAGATTCTGATTATGAATCTAAAAATAAAATGCTTAATAGAGCTACTGCTAAAAAAGGTGGAAGAATGTCTTTTAAAGGTGGTGGAGCTTGCACAAAAGGCATGAATAAAAATGCTTATGGTAAAAACTCATAATGAGAAATTATTATAGTAAAGGTGGACCAACTTTAACAAAAAAACAACAGACTTTACCCACTGCGTTAAAGAAAAAAATTTTGATGTCTAAAAAGAAAAAAAAGAAATCAAATTATAAATCACCTATAGAAAAAGCAGTAAGAACGTAATGGCAAAACTTTGCGCAAAAGGCAAAGCAGCCGCTAAAAGAAAATTTAAAGTATACCCTTCAGCGTATGCTAATATGTACGGTTCAGCTGTATGTTCAGGTAAAGTTACACCTGGTGGTAAAAAAAAGAAAAAAACTAAAAAAAGAAAATAATGCGTTCTTATTATTCCGAAGGCGGTTTAAGAAAATGGGTATCAGAGAAATGGGTCGACATTGGAGCACCGAAGAAGAACGGGAAGTATCAACCTTGCGGGAGAAGCAAAGGCTCAAAGAGGAAATATCCAAAATGCGTCCCACTTGCAAAAGCCACACGGATGACAAAAGGGCAAAAGGCGAGTGCTGTCAAACGAAAACGATCAGCCGGTAATCCTGGCGGTAAACCAACTAACGTAAAAACATTTGCATAATGAATTTAGAAAAAGATTTAAAAGAATTAAGAAGACAAAAACAGTTAAAAGAATCTGCTATTGCTCAACTTAGAAAAAGAAGTAAAGACTCTATTGCAAGACCTAGAGCAGAAAAAAATATGTTATCAACTAATCCAGAGATGCAAAAAATCTAATGAGAAAAAAAGAAAACCCTATTAGAAAAACTACTACAGGTAAAGGCGCTAATTATAGAAAAACAAAATCTGGAGCTGGAATGACAGCTAAAGGTGTAGCTGCTTATCGAAGAGCTAATCCAGGATCAAAATTAAAAACTGCTGTAACAGGTAAAGTTAAAAAAGGTTCAGCTTCTGCAAAACGTAGAAAGTCTTATTGTGCAAGATCAGCAGGACAACTTAGAAATTCATCAGCTAAAACTAGAAACGATCCTAATTCAAGAATTAGACAAGCAAGAAGACGTTGGAAATGTTAGATAGATTGCTATTGAGTTTTTTTGGTGGATTAGATAATGTATTTTCTAAAATAGAAACATACGCTATTAAACTTACTGAATGGTGTTGGCATTCAAGAGTTAATTTATTACATAAAAAAAGGAGAAAGAGTAATGTTAAACGAAGAAACAGTAGTAATACATAAAATACAAAAACATTTAAAACAATCTTATCAAGATATTGCAGATGCTATGATTGGTGGAGGTATTGACAATATGGAAAAATACAAGTATATGATGGGACAGGCACATGCCTATTTAAAAATATCACAGGAAATCTCTAACCTGCTAGAACCTAAGGAGCAAAAAAATGATATTGAAAGACCAGAAAACGTCGTCGACTTCGGAAGAACCGAAAGTTAAATCGGCACTTTTAAATAAATACGAAGAAGACGCTAAAAAAGAAGAAGACGGTTACGAACGTCTAAAAACAAAAGAATCAAATAAATTACCTAAACCGACTGGATGGAGATTAGTTGTTCTTCCTTTTAAAATGAAGGAAAAAACTAAAGGTGGATTAATTCTTGGAGCAGATACATTAGAAAAACAACAAGTAGGATCTACTTGCGGTTTAGTTCTTGCTATGGGGCCACATTGTTATGACAAAGATAAATTTCCTGAAGGGCCTTGGTGTAAAAAAGGTGATTGGGTTATCTTTGCAAGATATGCCGGTTCAAGAATGAACATAGATGGTGGGGAAATAAGAATGCTAAATGATGATGAAGTTTTAGCAACCATTGAAAACCCCGAAGATATACTTCATCAATATTAATCATAGAAGGAGATAAACTATGCCCGACGAAGAAAATAAATTAGTTGATATTGATACATCAGGTCCTGATACAGAAATTGAGTTAGAAGAAACTCAAACTGAAGAAACAAAATTACCTGAAGTAGAAACACCAACTGAAGATAAAGCTGAAGATAAAACGTTTGAAAATGAACGTGAAACTAAGTTAGAAGAAAAAAAAGAAACTCAAGTTGATAAAGACAAAGAGTTAGAGCAATATAGTGATGGAGTTCAAAAAAGAATTTCTAAACTAACAAAAAAATGGAGAGAAGCTGAGAGACAAAAAGACGAAGCTTTAAATTTTGCTCAAGCTCAAATTAAAGCAAAACAAGCTGCTGAACAAAAAATATCTAAATTTGAACCTGAATATTTTAAAAATGCTGAAGACAGTATTAATAATGGTTTAGAGGCAGCTAAGGCAAAACTATCTGCTGCAAGAGACGCTAATAATCTTTCTGCAGAAGCAGAAGCTTTAGCAGCTATTTCAGAACTTGGTTTTAAAAAAGCTAAATTTAATGAAACTAAAACTGCTCAAGAAGAATGGAATAAAAACAGGGAAACAGAAGTTAAACAACCTGAAATAAATCTAAATAGACAACGAGCAGCTCAAGGTACACCGGATCCTAAAGCCGAAACATGGGCTACAAGAAATGCTTGGTTTGGACAAGATACGGCTATGACCTATACAGCCTTTGATCTACATAAAAAATTGACAGAACAAGAGGGTTATGACCCATCTAGTGATGAATATTATTTAGAAATAGATAAAAGAATAAGACTTGAATTTCCGCATAAATTTGATACAATTTCAGATAAAGGGGAAATTCCGACCAAACCCGTACAGACTGTAGCTAGCGCTAAAAGAAGTACAAACACTGGTCGCAAAACTGTGAGACTCACATCTTCACAGGTAGCAATCGCTAAAAAATTAGGTGTGCCACTAGAAGAATATGCGAAACAATTAAAAATCACGAAGGAGGCATAAGCATATGGAAAATAATAACGATAAAAGAGCATCCCGTGCGAGTCAAACTAGAGAAAAAGAATCTAAGAAAAAAGTTTGGACTCCACCTTCATCTTTAGATGCACCCCCTGCACCAACAGGTTTTAAACACAGATGGATCAGAGTAGAATCTATGGGATTCCAAGACACTAAAAACGTCGCTGGAAGAATTAGATCAGGATACGAGCTTGTAAGAGCTGATGAATATCCAGACTCAGACTTTCCAATTGTGGATGATGGAAAATACAAAGGGGTAATCGGAGTAGGAGGCCTAGTGCTGGCTAGGGTACCGGAAGAGATTGCAGAACAACGAACTGACTATAACGATTCCTACCCAACGAATAAAATAAACCAGTGAGTGGAGGTCTGTAAAGACAGCTCACAAAAGGAGAAAACAATATGGCAAACCAAGACGCAGCTTTCGGTTTGAAAGCAATAGGAAAAGTTGGCCAGAATAAAGACAACCAAGGTTTATCCGAATATAGTATTGCCGCAAGTGCAACAGCTATCTATCAGTGGGATCCAGTAAAAATGGCAGCTACTGGTACTATAGTAGTAGCAGGTGCTGGCGGAGCTATCATGGGATCACTTAATGGTGTTTTTTATACTGATGCTTCTACAAGCAAACCAACATGGGCAAACCATCTGAATGCAAGTAACACTGCAACAGATATCGTAGGATTCGTTTCTGACGACCCTTACGAAAGGTTTGAAATACAATCAAACAATGCTGGTGCATCAAACGCAAATGACGTTTTTGCAGTAGCAGATATCGCTTATGCAGCTGGTTCATCTCCGGATTATATATCTGGTGTTGAACTAAATGATGCAACAATCGCAAATGGCTCTTCAGCTACTTTGCAAATTTTAGGAGTTTCTAAAGATCCTTCTAATAATGATGTTGGATCAGCAAATGTAAATTGGGTCGTAAGAATCAATGAGCATGAGTTAGATATGAACGTTAACGGCGTATAATAGTTAGAATAGGAGAACAAATATGGCTATATCAAGAGGACAACTAGTTAAAGAACTAGAACCAGGCCTGAATGCACTATTCGGACTGGAATATAAACGTTATGAAAATCAGCATGCTGAAATATATGCTACGGAATCTTCAGACAGAGCGTTTGAAGAAGAAGTTATGTTATCAGGTTTTGCTCAGGCTCAGACTAAAGCAGAAGGAAGTGGAGTTGTTTTTGACAATGCTCAAGAAACTTTCACTGCAAGATACACACATGAAACTGTGGCTCTTGCTTTTGCAATTACTGAAGAAGCTATTGAGGATAACTTGTATGACAGACTTGCT